CCGGCCCCTCCTGCCCCGCAGTAAAGATCAAGTAATCGTTTCATGGTTCCTTTCAGGGCAATGTCAAGTACGCATGTCCGGTGTCACCCGTTCACCGATGATCCGAACAGCCGGTGGCTCTATCAGGTAGTCGATACACCTTTCGAAAAACGTGATGTCATCCCTGGCGTGACCCAGAACCTTCGAGTTACAGGTCGAACACAACAACCCACGAACCAAACCCGTTTTGTGGCAGTGATCCACCGATAACCGTTTGCGTGCGCCTGTGGCGCGCTCACAGATGAAACAGCGACCAAGCTGGTATCGGTATATCGCCCAGTATTCGTCCGCTGTGATGCCGTACACCTGCATCCACCGCTGCTCCTGTGTTTGGGAGCGACGGTTAGCGCGCTTCGCCCGGTGGTGCGTAGCGCACCGTGGGCCTGGATGCGGTGCTTTACGCCCGGTGGTGATCCCTTCGTCAATGCAGTCGATGCAACTCTTTCGTTTGTGCCGGCGGTCCTGGGAGCGGTGACCGGGTTTACGTTTTGTCGTGGTCATCGAAGAACTTCGCAATTTCCCGGTCTGTTTCCCGTGCGGTGTACCAGTCCCACCACACGAACAACAAGATGGTCAACCCGACGATGAGGGCAACGGATGGGATCATTCGGACCACCCCGCAGCCAGCATCAGGGTCACCGACCAGATCATTATACCTACTGTCAAGGTAAAGTTCATCATTTGTCCTTTATTTGCATTGTGTCGCCCCAGAAGTCCAACTCTGTCCAGTCATACCCTGAGGGATCGGATTTATCTGCCCGGTTCTTCACAGTCGATACCCGCAACGATGCCGGCCCGAACTGCTCACTGATCTTGTGCAACGTCAACACCATCTCCGGCACACGTGCGATCTGCCCCTTCACACCGGACAAAGGGATCGGCTCGCACGCATCGTTGTACTTCCCTGTGACGTGGTGTAAACCGATCACACACGATCCGGTGACCCTTGCCATGCGGTGCAGTTCGTCCATCAACGATTCGAGGCCGGCGAACGGGTCATCATCGTTGTCACCCCCGGTGCGAACATTGGTCACGTTGTCGATGACAGCTAGGGCCGGGTAGTCCCCGTACAGTTCCCAGTAAGCCTCCATGACTGTTTCTATTCGTTTAGGTGTTGGGGATGCGTCATAGATGAACCGGATGGGGATGTTGTCGAACTCTTTGGATGTTTCTCCTAACTGTTCGTTGCGTACCATGCGGGTTGTTCGGCCCATGTCCCAGCCGGTGACTATTGACACGCTTCTCGATAGTTGGGTGAAGGCGTCGGAGTCGGCACTGAAGTACAGGGTTGGGACTTTCGCTTTGAGTGCGTAGGTCAGCACCAAAGCTGATTTGCCCACGCCTGGGCCGGCGCAGATCAAAGCTAGTTGCCCGCGTAGGAACCGGGTGCCTTTCTTTTCTAGGGATTCCCACACGGTTGGTAGCGGGTCACCACCGGAGCCTTTGACGTAGAGGGATTGGTTGAGGGTGAACAATTAGTCTCCGTATCGTTGTGTCATCTGGTGGAACAGTTGCCACTGCGCGGCAGCGAGCAACCCCAAAGCTTCCACGAACGAGAACTGTTCAGGTGTTGTCACCTTCAGCCCTAGCTGACCGTCAGGGTTGATGACCCTGGTGACGGTGATTTCCATAGTTGTCAACGCTTCACTCATACCTTTATCTTCCTAGTGTCAAGTTTGGTATTGGCAGGCCCACGACACATCACAAAATCTGCACTTCGAGCGCTCTGGTGACGGCTCAAACCTCCCGTCTTGAATCATGCCTTCTAGCCACTGAAACCTTTCGGTTACCTTGCCGGCTGTCCAGTCCCCGATGGGGTACGGCAGGGTGGGTTTGCCTGACTTGCCCATCCAGTAGTCGCCCACGGTGGGCGGGTCGATACCGAATGTCAAGCCTAACGCAACACCGTAAACCCCTAGCTGGAAGTCATCACCGGGGCTGTTGCCGGTTTTGTTGTCACGAACGATCAAACCTTCCGCAGTGTTAATCACAGCATCAATGAAGCCTCGAACGGCAACACCGTCTAGGTCTATGTCAAATCCTAGTTCGATGCCTGGTGTGCCGTCTGGTGCTATCCAGATTACTTCTTGCGGGTTGTTCTCGTACCATCGGATGTATCGTTCGGTTTGTTCCAAACCTATGTTGAACCGGCGTTCGATATCGAGTTCTCCACCGTAAGGGCCGGACTTGAACCAGTATTCAAAGTTCGGTGCCTTCGAGCAGGCTTCATCAATGTGGGTGGTGTAGGACTCCTTGAATACGTCTTGTGTTTGTTCGAGGGTTAGTGTGCGGTTGGATCGTTCCCATGCCTCAGCAGCCTCATGGACTGCGGAGCCTTGCGCTAACCACGCGGCTGGTCTTTGCCAAACCTTGTCGATCTTCGACAGTTTGTAGGCGTAGGGGCATCGGGTGTAGAGGTTGTATTGGGATACCGAGCGGTGCATCAAACCTCCTTGAAGATCAGTAGTTCCCCGCGCTGGTTCATCATGGTGTCGTCGTCCACGACTTCCCTGTGCACCTGTGCCATGTCTTTAATCAAAGCTTTGACAGGCTGGTAGATGGGGTCGTGGTCGTGGACTAGGACACTGCGGTACACGATGATGTGTTGTTCGTGCCGTGTGGCGTAAAGCCAGTATGGTTTGCCGGCAATCAAACCTTCTGATATCCCCGCTGGTTGCACTGCGTGTACCCCGTTCCCTTAATTGTTGCGGGTGACAGTACAGCACACAGCACCGACAAAAAACCTACGGAAGTTGTGGGGGCATCCTCCACAGCATCCTTGCCTCGTCGGTCAGTGTGGTGTACTCGTTGACCCTGATGATGAGGTCGCCGTCCGAAACCTTTCGGTTTCGGTAGGCGAAACCTCCTTTGTTGCAGACTCCCGGTTGGGGCGGGTTGTCTGGGTGGTATTCGAGAACGAAACCTTCTGAGAGTTTGTTGTAGAAGGTTCGTAGTGCGGATAGTTTGCGCCGGCTCATACCTTTACCACCCGTTGCCATGTATTCAAGGTGGTCACGGGATAGCCGGTACAGGGATGTGTAGTGCTGCCCTGCCTGTACTTTCCACGGGTAGTGCTTCATGGCTTCCTCACGAACTGTGAGCGTGCCGTTGTAGGTGTGTCGGTGCCATGACACAGCCTGCCTAGTTACGTTGAACATTCTAGCTATGTCTGATTGTGTGTAGCCTTGCGCTTTCAAGGCTTCGATGACACTCAATGATAGTTCTGGCGGTTTCTCGTCCATCTCGTTCCCTTACCCCCGACAACAGTTTTATTTACGTTCAGGATAGTCGAACGGTTTCCGTAAGTCAAGTTATCATACCTTTTCTTTAGGTTGTAGTTGATTCACAGCCAACCACTCTGTGTAACCGTCTGTGTGCCAGTAAACCCTTGCCATGCCGTTAGCTAGGTGGGTGATAGTGCCGGCAACCTCATACGGTGCGAACGCGGGGTCTATCACATGATCGCCTACCCGGTAGTTGCCTAATGTCATGTTGACTCGCAGAGTTCATCGGCTGTGAGTGGGTGTAGCGAGAACCTGTTGTGCAACGCTAGGTATGCGTCTGCTCGTTCGCGTGCGTCGGGGTACAAGTCCGCTAGACCTGTTGATGCCGCTATGAGGCGTGCCTGTTGTTCGTGCCGGCGTGCTGCGTCCCGTAACGCTATCTGTATGCGTACCGTGTCCATGACGTCTAACTGCATCAATCAAACCTCCTGATCGAACTGTTCAACAATCGCCCAAAAGTCAATACCGGCAACAATCGCGGCGATATCCAACTCGCCCTCATCGTCTAACGGGTAACCCTGCCACTCGTCCTCATCGGGATATGCCGGCCCGTAAAACTCGTCACCTTGCAGCGACACACGATCAGGCAAAGCATCGTTAATAGATGCCCGGTACGCTGCTGTCACCTTGCCAGCGTCGATACCGGGCCAGTGATCGAGTGCTCCAGATACCATTTGTTCGACTGTGAGGCAGTAGTTGTCGATTGTGTTGTTCCATGTGCCGTAATGCCGCATAGTGAAAGCCATACCTATTCTCCAATTACCTCGTAGCGGACAATCCCCCATGACAACTCAGCACCAGCCCACGGGCCAGACAAGTCATACACGTCATTACAGATAGCCTTTGCGGTCTCACTCTTGCCGGCGAACGCCTCATCAACATCAATCTCAAGGTTGAACAACCACGCCTGTAGGTCTTCTGCGGCTAGTGTTGGCCCATCGTAGACCTTTCGGATGCCGGCGTAATCGCCCTCATCGTTGGATACCTCAGCGTCTAGAATCCACACGAACATACTCATACCTCCTGTTTGTAATCGGGTGAACAACCAACCTTGCCGGCTACCCTGCTAGCCTTGAACAACTCGTTAGACCTAATCTGTATGTACCGTGCGATAGCTTTAAGCTTGCGCGGGTTATCGAGATTGCGGTTAATGAGCGGGGTCAAGTCTGCTAGGTCATCGGCGATATCGTAGATATCCCAGCGCACTACCGGGTCTGGTCGTGGCACGATTGGTGGGTTGTGGTCTGTTGGGTAGTGTAAACATACCGGGGATAGCGGGCTAGGGTATGCCGGCATTATCAAACCTCCTGTAGTTGTGCCAGTTCTGCTTTAGCGGACTGGACAGCCTCATCAACCAAACCGTCGATGTAAGGGTTATCAACCAGCGGGTCGATAAACCTTGTCATACCGGGAAACCAGCCGCGCTCACAACCCCAAACAGACGAAACGCCTAGCTCGTGTCCGTTCTTAGAGGCTGTGACAATCACGCCGGCGAATTGCCAGTCATCGTTACGCCAAGCCTCTATAACGTCTGCGTTATAATCGAAATGTTCTGGCCGGCTATCCAAATCTTCTACAACGGCAACGTCGATATCGAATCCATCGACAGCCGGCAGTTGTTTAGAATCTAATGCCCACATACTCAAACCTCCTGATTATCGGTAGCGTCCAAACCTTTATTAACCAACTCAACAACAGCATGATCGACACACACACCACGCTCGTTCGCGTACTTCAACACTTCATCAAACCGAGTGTGGCCCTCGTACTTATTGAGAGTCATAACTTCTACCGCTAAATCCTCAGCGATACGCGCTGCCTCAAAATCGTAATCCAAACCGTCGTCCTCACCGACGATCATGCCCTCCCATGCCATAGCGGACATGCGCTGCAATCCCATGATCTTGATTGCCATGTCTTTCATAACCCTGTAGCTGTCGCTCATACCTCGTACCTTTCATCGGGGGTTAATTCATCTTCGATATCTTTAAGCCAGTCGTCGCTGTCTCTCAAACCTTTGTTAAGGTGGACACCAGCGGCGTTACTTCGCCGGCGTTCAAGCCTTGCCGTTAGTT